GCATCTGCTTCTGCTTGAGCAACAACGGCATTGTTAATTTGCATTTCGGCTTCATACGTTGAAAGTACATCTCTCAATGTTTTACCATCACCTGCTCCAGCATCTTTGTTTAGTATTTCTTTGAATTCTTGCGAGTCGTAAATTTGTTTTAGTTTCACTCTGTATAAGTGTGGATACCAAGTTTGTGAAAAACCTTCTGCCGCTCTGTTCACATCTTCCACCACATAGAATCTTTTCAGTGCCACATTGAAATCATTCAGTGCGTATTCATCTTTAAGGTGAGGTAACTCAAACACGTCACCCGGCATTACTTTTCTACCCAATGTTTTTACACTTGACGTGATAGGTATTGTCATAAACAATGTATCATTTTGTAAGAATAATCCAAATTGACTCATATCAAAGTCAATATCCTGCACATTGTATATTCCTCTTATGCTATAAACATCAGGACTGTATTTTCTATCTCTATTTTCAAGGAACAGCATATCCTGAATGTTGGTTTCTTTTACAGCATCATATCTAGGCTGTGCCGCTGTGGCATCTGCTTCATCAGGATTTTTTGGCCCTAAGTATTTGTGTACAAACACATCGGTTCCGCCCACAGTGAACATTTCAACCACTGTTTTGTCTAAGAATGTGTAATCGTTCCCTTTTTCTGGTTTATAAAGACTTAATCTAGGCATATACATATATTTATCGGACGATAAATATGTATAAGGAAAACTGTATGAGCGATTTGACCACACAAAAACAAGAAGTATTTGACTATGTAAACCACAGCCTAGGCGGTGGTATGGTTGATGTAGAATTAGACCCAGTACACTACGAAACAGCACTTCAAGACGCATTCGACAGATTCAGACAGAGATCAGACAATTCTGTTGAAGAAAGTTATATGTTTTTACCACTAGTATTGGACCAAAATGACTACATCTTGCCTAATGAAGTAATAGAAGTAAGACAAATTTATAGAAGATCAATTGGGTCAAGATCGGGTGGTGGAGATGGTGGTACATTGTTCGAGCCATTCAACCTAGCATACACAAACACTTACCTATTAGCAAGTTCCAACATGGGTGGTGTAGCAACTTACAATATGTTTGCTCAATATCAAGAATTAGTAGGCAGAATGTTTGGTTCATTTATTGAATTCAAATGGAACACAACAACAAAAAAATTAACAATACTTCAAAGACCTAGACAAGGTGAAGAAGTTTTATTAGAATGTTACAATTACAGACCAGATTCAGAATTACTAAAAGATTATTTGGCAAAAAAATGGTTAAAAGATTACACTTTGGCAAAATGCAAATATATGCTGGGTGAAGCACGAAGCAAATTCAACACAATAGCAGGTCCACAAGGCGGTACATCACTAAATGGTGATGCTTTAAAACAAGAAGCCATAGCAGAAATGGAAAGATTAGAGATAGAAGTCAAAACTCAAACAGGTGGTGGACAAGGCTATTCTTTCGCAATTGGTTAATTCATAGTTGACAATTCAATAAACATATAGTAATATAAACTATATGAAACACCAAATTATTCCGATGTTTTCGGTTCCTCTGTATCAAACAAATATTCCTACTTTGGATCCTATAGAAAAATCTTGGATAAAAAATTTAAATTTCCCTCCGCAAAGTGTTGGTTTATATGACGCTGAAAATGAAGAGCCTATTAATAAAGGAATGAAAGTTTTAGACCAACCACAACTTAAAAAATTAAGAAAGCAAATTACAGATGTTGTAGATAATTTTACACAAGATGTTTTAGACATAGAGCAAAAATTTGAATTAACAACAAGTTGGGTAAACAAATACGGTAAATCAGATTTAAATCACCAGCATTCTCATCCAAATTCAATGATCAGTGGTGTCTATTATATAGAGAGTGATGAAACATCATCTCCTATCATTTTTAACAAACCATACTTTTTCACAAATTTATTTCATGAAACAATTAAACCAACTTTTAAAAATAAAAACAACAACCAATACAATCTAGATTACTATGGATTTAAACCTAAGACAGGAGATTTGTATCTTTTTCCATCTTGGCTAGAACACACAGTTCCACCACAAGAAGTCGACAAGGAAAGATGGAGTCTAGCATTCAACTGTTTTGCCAGAGGTAAATTAGGATCAGGAACCAAACAATTACAATTATGATTATAGGAATATGCGGACTGATAGGTTCAGGCAAAGATACCATTGCTGACTTTCTAGTTAAAGAACACAACTTTCAAAAATTATCTTTTGCTGACAAATTAAAGGACAGTGTGGCTGAAATGTTTGAATGGGATAGACAGTTGCTGGATGGTAAAACTGATGAAAGTAGAGCATGGCGTGAAAAGTCTGATGAATTTTGGAGTAAAGAAATGGGCAGAGACATCACTCCTAGATATGTGCTACAGGTGTTTGGCACAGAATGTATGCGTGATGGTTTCTATGATGGAGTATGGGTAAGTTTAGCAAAAAAGAAAATTTTAGACAATCCTAATATTAACTGGGTAATACCTGATGTGCGTTTTGAAAACGAAGCGAACATGATTAAAGAAATTGAAGGTGAAGTTTGGTGGGTAAAACGAGGACAACTTCCTGTGTGGTTTAGAATGTATCAGGATATAGGGCAAAAACCTAACGATGTACATCCTTCAGAGTGGGCATGGGCAAATACAGAATTCACAGCAGAATTTACTAATAACGGCACCATTGGTGAACTTAAAAATCAGGTACAAGATCGCCTTGTTGCCAACGGATTCCTTCAAGGTGCAAAGATCTTTGACAATTAGCACACACAGTTTTTAAATTGTTAAATCTACAGTTGTGTAGGTTTCCATCCACATGAAACACATTAAAATGCTGTTTGAACTTGCTAGAGTGTCCACACTTATCGCATTTTTGCTTAACTCTATAGCCTGCTATATACCATTTAGGTTGATGACCACTTGGTCCGCCATACTTCAAGCACATTTCACACTGCTTTCTATAATAGGTTTTGCCTGCCTTTTTATAGTTTACAGCACAAGGTCTTTCTCTACATTTGGTACATAATGGTCTCATACATACCTATTTACCTGCCCTTTTCTATCCCTTTTCTTTGGCGTGTAATACAGCACGAATTAGGTAATCTATATAAATACTAACAATATAAAGTTTTACCACTTTAATAGGAGATAAAGAAAATGGCATTAGTTTCACCAGGAGTACAGGTTAGTGTAATCGACGAAAGTTTCTACACACCAGCAGAACCGGGCACAGTCCCAATGATATTTGTTGCTTCGGCACAAGACAAAACAAACAGTTCAGGAACAGGAACAGCACAAGGTACAACAGCGGCAAACGCCGGTAAAGCATACCTTATGACATCACAAAGAGAATTAGCAGAAACATTTGGTGATCCAATATTCAAAACTGATGCGAACAATAATCCAATCAACGGTGGTGAAACAAACGAGTACGGATTACAAGCGGCTTATTCTTATTTAGGTGTTGCCAACAGAGCATACGTTGTGAGAGCAGACATTGACCTAGGTCAATTGGAAGCCACAGCAACAGCACCAGCGGCTGATCCAGAATCAGGAACATACTGGTTTGACACAGCAAACTCAAAATTTGGAATTTTCGAATGGAATGGTGCTTCTGCTTCAACAACAGGTGGACAATCATTCACAAACAAAGTACCATCAGTAATCACTGACACAGCATTTATTGACGGTAATGCTCCTAAGGCTTCATTTGGACAAGCAGGCGATTATGCTATCGTGGCAACAGATGACGCAAACGGATTATACTACAAAAAACATGACGGTTCATGGCAAGGTGTAGGATCTGCAGACTGGGTGGCTTCAAATCCAACTGTGACAGGTTCAACAGCAACAACAGGTTACACAGGTGTAATTGGTTCAGGCGCAACTTTTAACATCATCATAAACGGTCAAACAAATCAAATCACAACTTCCGGCACAACAGTAACGCAAGTTGCGGCAGATATTTCAGGCGCGGCTGTTTCAGGTTTATCAGCAAGAGCAGTTGGTGGTTTATTATCGATCTACTACAATGGTTCAGCAGATGCAGACATTCAAATCACTGATGGAACATTGGACACAGCAATTTCTTTAGGAATTGACAACGGAACTTACTATGTGCCAGCGTTATCAGTTGGTCCACACACTTCAGTTCCAGAATTTAAAACAACAGACACAAACCCAAGACCAACAGGTTCTGTATGGGTTAAAACAACTACTCCTAACTCAGGTGCTAGTTGGTCAGTTAAAAAATTCAACGGCACAACAAAACTATGGGAAGAAATTTCAGCACCAATTTACGCAAGTAATGAATCTGCTCTATACAACTTAGACAGAACAGGTGGTGGGGCTAATCTTGCTGTAGGTGATTTATTTGTTGATTGGGAACAAGCAACAGACAGTTTAGAACAAACAATAATGAGAAGAGAAGCAACTGGTTCAACTTCAATCACAAGTTCAGTGATTGCTACTCAAGTAACATCAGGCGCGGCTTCATTCACTATTGCTGAATCAATTGTTGGTCAAGCGGCTTTAAATTCAGCAATCACTGTTAGTGTAACTCCAACAGGAGCGGCAACTGACGCAGATTTAATTGCTGGTGCTATCAACGGCGCAGGCTTTACAAACATCAAAGCAAGTGTTGACGCATCAAACAGAATAGTAATTGAGCACACAGCAGGTGGAGATTTTGTGATTGTTGACACAAACGGCATTTTAGATGATGCTGGTTTCACAGCATACAACTACTCAACAAAAACTGGTACAGCAAACTTGTACACAGACGGTTCAAACCTAAGAGCAAGTAACTGGAAGATTTTATCATACACAGCCAGTGCCACAGCGGTTACAACAACTGCGGCAGATGGTCAATTGTGGTATTCTTCAGTTGTAGATGAAATTGATATCATGTATCACAACGGTACTGACTGGAAAGGTTATTCAGCAGTAACAGGTTCTGATCCAGCAGGTCCAACAGTTTCAGCAACTGCTCCAACTGTTCAATCAGATGGCACAGTACTTGTTGAAGGTGACTTATGGATTTCAACAGCAGACTTAGAAAATTATCCAACAATTTATAAATGGAATGCTTCTACTCTAAAATGGGTTGAACTTGACAAAACAGATCAAACAACAGAAAACGGAATATTGTTTGCTGATGCTAGATGGAGTACAGCAGGTGCTAACTCAACAGCGGCAACAATCGCTGACTTATTAGCAAGTGACTACTTAGACACAGATGCTCCAGATCCAGCATTATATCCAAAAGGTATGTTGTTATGGAACACAAGACGTTCTGGTTTCAATGTTAAAAAATTCCAAAGAAACTATGTAGATGTAACAGCGAAGAACACAAGAGGTTCTGATGCTGACACTGTAATGACAAACTACTATCCACACAGATGGACAACAGAATCTGCTAACCAACCTGATGGTTCAGGATCATTTGGTAGAAAAGCACAGAGAAAAGTTGTTGTACAATCACTACAAGCAATGTTAAACTCTAACCAAGAAATTAGAGATGACGAGTCTAGATTGTTCAACTTAATGGCAACTCCAGGTTATCCAGAATTGATTGGTGAAATGATTTCATTAAACAATGACAGAGGATTATCAGCGTTCATAGTTGGTGACTCACCAATGAGATTGACTCCAGATGCAACAAGTTTACAAAATTGGGCAACCAATGTGAACCTAGCAGTTGAAGACAACGACAACGGTTTAGTTTCAACAGACGAATATTTAGGAGTGTTTTATCCATCAGGATTCACTTCAGACAACTTCGGTAACAATGTTGTAGTTCCAGCATCACACATGATGTTAAGAACTATTGCGTTAAGTGATCAAGTCAGTTTCCCATGGTTTGCTCCAGCAGGAACAAGACGTGGTGGCATTACAAATGCTTCTTCAACTGGTTACATCAACAGCGAAGGTGAATTCCAATCAACAGCATTGAATGAAGGTCAAAGAGACACATTGTACACAAACAATGTGAACCCAATCACTTTCATAACAGGTGCTGGTTTAGTGAACTACGGACAAAAAACTAGAT